AACCGCGAGTGGATGCAGTTGCGTGTAGCGGATGCGTATCGGTCTATTGTTCGTAACTCATTACGTATGATGGCTGATGAAAGATATTTGCCTGATGAGTTTTTGGTTAACGTAGCTCAAGACACGGAAGATCCTGTTTTTGAAGCAGTTACAGCAGATCTTTTGCGTATACGTTACAAGATAGAGATACAAGCAGGCAGCATGCAGCCGTTGACCGAACAGTTAGAACGTCAGGATGCACTACAGTTATTTAACATGACAATTAACTTGCCAGAGATTAACCGCATTGAAGCGATTAAAGGTTTACTGGCCTCGTTTAGAGTGCAAGATCCCGACAAGTATTTGGGCAACGCTGAAGATGGCGATGCAGTTAAAGCGGCTCAGTTAGAAAACGTAGCTTATTTAATTAATGGTGGCGATCCTGGGGTTACACCGTTTGAAGATCACCAGCTACATATACAGTATCATCAACAAATACAACAACTTCCGCAATTTCAACAACTACTTCCACAACAACAGCAACAGGTTCTGGGCGTAGTGCAAAACCATATCCAACAACATCAGCAGATGCTAAACCAAATGGCTCAAGGTCAAACACCTCAAGCCGCTGGTGGAACAAATGCCGGAGTAGCGGAAGGAAATATTATGTCACTCGTACGCAGTCAGGCACAAGAAGTTAGCCAAGCCGTACAAAATGCACCAGGACAAGGATAATGTTAGTATTTCACGATTACGAATGCGAAGATGGGCATCGTCAGCTTGACATACAGAACGATTCCAATAATATTAAACGTAAGATCAAATGTGACCAATGTAAAAAAGATGCTAACATGTTGTTTATAAAGAGCAACTTTATACACAATTCACACAGTGGGATGTATGGTAAGTTTCATGCAGGCTTTGGTCAGGTTGTAGAGTCATACAGCCATAAACAAGAATTATTGAAGAAGTATAACGTGACAGAGAGTGCCGACAAAGTTGGCGGTTCGACTTGTCACATAACCTCCGATGTAACGGACTCTACTCCGTCAGATACCCTAACGCCTTCTTTTGGTAATACACCTGAAGAGGCAGTGGCTCTTGCGGAAAAGAGGTATAACGAAGGAGATTAGTAAATGTCCGAATCAGTACTAGCTTTGGACTCCGGTGGAGAAGACTCGTCACCCGACGTGGAATCATCTCAAGATCAGTCAACAGAATCCTCTCTTGAACTGTTTACGGATGACACTCCAGAATCGGCACAGTCAGAAACATCTGGACACTCTGATGCAACGTCAGATTTTGACCCACAAAGGCATGATTGGTTGCGTGGAAACGCAGACAGTGTGCCGGAGCAGTACCAGCCGTTAGTTCCGCTTGCAAAAAACATGCAGGCGCAATTCACAAGGACTCAACAGGATCTTGCAGAACAGCGCAGACAAATTGAGGCAGATCGCAGTGAATGGGCCGATAGGGTTCAAGCTGTAGCCGCGCCTCAACAACAACAAATAGATCCTGTAGATGCAATGAGGGCCAACCTGTCTGAAGATGAGGCTCGAGGCGTAGATGCCGTTGAGCAGATTATTCAACACAGGGTAGGTAATGTTGTTAATAACCTGAACAATCAGGTTCAGCAGTTACAACAACAGCTTTCTACGGCTAATAATTACGTGCAGGGTCAGCAAACTGCGTATATCGCTTCTCAGGTAGGTGAAGCAAGAGAGGCGTATGGCGGTGATCTGGATGCTTATACCGATCAGATTGTTGCTACTACAAAGATTACTAACCCCGTTACGGGTAGCCCGTATACAGTGCGCGAGGCGTATGAGTTACATGCAGGTATAACCGCTCAAAAAGCGGCTGATTTGCGTGGAGCTAATACTACAGCGCGAAGGTCTTCAAAACAATCAGTCCGTGGAACGCAGGGTGTAGATGCAACGGAAGGAAACGGCCCAATTAGCGACTCCGATGTATTGTCGGGTCTTTCCAAGTTAGGTTTTGAATAAGGACAAATAAATCATGGCAGCAACATCAACGACAGAAACCTGGGATGCAGCCTGGACGCTAACCATGCGAGCCAAGCGCAAAGAGTTAACAGACAACTTTTTTGACGCATACCCAACATTAGACATGTTTCGTCAAGGAAATGCTCTTGTCACTGACAATGGTGGTAAAGAGATTCAAGCCGATATCATGTATGCTGGTAATTCAGCGCAATATTTCTCGGGCTATGACGTGCTAAATACGGATGCGGTCGATGGAATCACAGCCGCTTTTTATCCGTTCCGGTATGCCGCAGTGCCGATTACAATTAACTTTACTGAAGAGCAAGAAAACCGTAAAAGGGATGCTGCGATGTCTCTTCTGGAAGCAAAAACTCGTCAAAGTATGTTGACGTTACGCGACCAGATCAATACTTCGCTCTACTCTGCTCAGACAGGTAAAGCTCCGTTAGGATTCCAAGACATCATTGCCGATGCGCCAGGAACTACTCCAACTACGTTGGGTGGTATCACGGTGTCTGGTAATACGTGGTGGAAAAACAA